TGGATAATAAAATAATTACCGATTTATACGGAGTAGAGCACATCATCATAGACCGAGGTAATGGCGAATTTACCTCTATGCCTAAAGCGGTATGGGATGAACAGCAAGCAAAACAAACTGAAGGGGGCCTAATCTAATGGCAACAGGACGCGTACCTACAACGGCGAACTCGCCGCTTACCGCAAAGGGTGATCTATTCACCTATAGCACTACACAGGCTCGCCTCGCAGTAGGCAACAACGGCGACACACTTCTGGCAGATAGTTCCGCCACAACGGGACTTCGTTGGCAAGGCAATTTCGCCGCTGGGAAGAATAAGATTATTAACGGTGATTTCAACATTAACCAAAGAGGATTTACTTCTACAACTTCCACATTTGGTTACAATTTTGATAGATGGACATTTGCTAGAACGGGCGGTAGTTTAACTCTTTCGGCTGAAACTTTCACTCCTGGAACTGCACCTGTTGCTGGTTACGAAAGCAAGAATTTTGTGCGTTGTGCTATTAGCGGACAGTCGGCAGCGGCTGATAGATTTATTTATTCACAAGCAATTGAATCAGTCCGAACATTTGCTAATCAGACAATCACAGTATCATTCTGGGCAAAAGCATCAAGCGGAACTCCGTCCGTTGCTGTCAGCGTAGTTCAAACTTTTGGAAGCGGCGGTTCACCTTCTGGAGACGTTCAAACTGCTGGTGGCAAAATAGCAATTACTACATCTTGGGCTAGATATTCTGTAACTTTTGCGGTTCCCTCAATCTCTGGCAAAACAATCGGAACAGCAAACGACGATGCTCTTAATGTTAGATTGTGGACTTCTGCAGGAACAGATTTCAACGCCCCCACGAACTCATTAGGTATTCAAAATGCAACTATTGATTTTTGGGGCGTTCAGGTTGAAGCAGGCTCAGTAGCAACCGCCTTCCAAACTGCGACAGGCACACTCCAAGGCGAGTTAGCCGCTTGCCAGAGGTATTACTGGCGAGCAGGTGGAGATAGCGGTTATCAACCATTTGGCTTGGGCAGAGCAACGGCAACAACTACCGCAACAATGTTAATTAATAATCCTGTGCCAATGAGAACCAAACCATCATCGGTTGATTTTGCTAATCTTGGGCTTGGTGATTTTGTTTCAGTTTCCTCAAGTTTAAGCGGATTGACGCTGGATTATGCTGGAACAACGACTAGCACAGTAAACGTTACAGGTGCTTCAGGATTGACAAGTGGAAATTTAATGGTCATTAGAGCAAACAATTCTACGTCTGCTTACATCGGAATGAGTGCGGAGTTATAAAATGAACTATGAAATCATTGAAGTGGAATTAACTGACGGCACAAAAGTAGAACACGTCATTATTGACCGAGGCAACGGCGAATATACCTCAATGCTGAAAAGCACTTGGGATGAACTAGAAGCCGCCAAAGAAAACGGCACAATCTCGTAGAATTCTGATAATCTAACGGAATGGAAGAAATACCGTTAGAAGTAATCCGTGAGAAATTAGAGTCACGGTACAAAACACAAGGCTATTCAATGGCCTTATTTCGCAACGACTGGAATATGTTGATGCGCTTGGGGGTACATCCCCAGAATGCCACCGTGGATGATTTCCAGCGCCTATTGCTTGGAGTCAATGCAAGTTCGACCAAAGGCACCTACGCAGCCCGCCTACGCTCCACATTCAAGGCAATGCGCAAGATGGGCCTGATTGATAACAACTCAATTGAAGATTTACCCAATGTGCGCAAACCGCGTGGCCTGCCACATCCGATAACTCCAAACGAAGCCAAGATGCTGATGACAGAAGCCAGGCAGCCAATGCGCGATTGGTTCATTTTGGGATGTATGGCTGGCCTTCGTGCAATGGAAGTTGCCAACCTTCGTGGGGTTGATTTAGAGCAGGCTGAAGATGGCTACGTTCTACGCATTGCAGGCAAAGGCGGCACTGACCTATCAGTGCCAGTTGCAAAGACTGTGGCTGAAACAATCCTTGCCCACAATACAAATGGCAGATTGTGGACAGTATCGCCAAACCGCCTGACAAAGAAAACATCAGCGGAAATGAAAAGACTTGGCATACCCAAGAAAACCTTTCACGCTTGCAGACATTATTTTGCCACTACGATGCTTGAAAAATCAGGTGGTGATTTACTAGCAGTCAGAGATTTGATGCGTCATTCAAGTGTTGCAACCACACAGGTGTACACACAACTTTCAACAGGACGCACAAGGTCTTTGGTCAATCTAATCTAAACATCGGGGGATGTATGAGATTTCACGTAGTAAGCCTGCCACACACGCAGGTAACAAAAGAATTTAGCGGTTGTGCTTTCACAGAGAAGGTGCGCCGCTTTTGCATAATGATGACCAGCCTTGGTCACGAAGTTTATTTGTACGCTGGCGAAAAGGTTGATGCGCCAGTTACAAAACTCATTACCTGTATCTCAGAAGAGCGACGGGCGCAGGCAGTTGGCAACGGCCACTACACATCGGCAAGTTTTGATACCAATGCTCTGCACTGGAGAATCTTCAACACCAATGTGATTAGGCTGATGCAAAGCCATATCCAGCCGCAAGATTTTATCTGTCTCATTGGCGGATATGCCCATAAAGAGATTGCTGATAAATACCCCAATCACATCAGCGTTGAATTTGGCGTTGGTTATGGCGGTGTCTTTAGCAAGTTTCGCGTTTTTGAATCATACGCCTGGATGCATAGCATCTATGCAGGACACAAAAACCCAACAGCAGTTGATGGTCAATTCTTTGACACTGTGATTCCTGGGTACCTAGAGCCAGAGATGTTTCCACTTGGCAAAGGTGATGGCGACTATTACCTGTTCATTGGTCGCTTGATTGAACGCAAAGGTTTTCGCATTGCTCAAGAAGTATGCGAAAGATTGGGCAAAAGACTTATCCTTGCAGGACCTGGTGAACAATCAGGATATGGAGAGTTTGTTGGCTCAGTGGGGCCAGAGCATCGGGCAGAACTAATGGGCGGTGCAATCGCAACCTTTGCTCCAACTCTCTACATTGAGCCATTTGGAAACGTGGTGATTGAAGCCCAAGCCTGTGGTACTCCAACAATCACAACCGATTGGGGAGCATTTACTGAAAACAATATCAACGGTCTAACAGGCTACCGTTGCAGAACGCTGCAAGAGTTTATGGATGCAGCCGAAAAGGTCAAAGAACTAGACCGAAAGAAAATCAGAGAACATTCTGTTGGCAGATACAACTTAGATGTTATCGCCAAAGAGTACGAAGATTACTTCCTCAGACTGTCAACCCTCTGGGATGACGGTTGGTATCACTTAGCAGAAAAGGCAGGCAATGAGTCTATCTAAAAGACTTCGCGCAGCAGGTGAAAAGCGTGCGCAGAATCAGTTCGTTGAACCATTGATTCCAGGCAGACCAGCGTATGCATCGCCTGCAGGAGTTGACGTCAACTCTGAAACAGCAGTTCGTATGTCAACGGTGTATGCCTGCGTTCGACTCTTGGGCGACACGATTTCCTCACTTCCATTAGGTGCATATGTGCGCCGTGGTCGCAACCGTATTTCCTACGCTGCTGTTTATGGCGAGACACCAAACTGGGTCAATAATCCAAACCCAAGCACCACACGTCTTGAGTTCTACGAACAAATCATTGCTTCTTTGAACTTAGAAGGAAACGCTTTCATCCTCAAAGTTATGGATGAAATGGGCGAAGTTCTTGAACTCTATGTTCTCAATCCTCGCGATGTTCGTGTTGAACGTCCGATTGCTGGAGAACCTATTCGTTATTTTGTCCGTGATAATTATGGAAACTTCTCATTTGAACTTAGCGCAAATGAAATTGTTCACATCCCACTATTTAGACTTCCTGGCCAATTACTTGGTCTAGGTCCAATCGGCGCAGCCAGAGTAACTCTTGGTTCTGCAATGGCCGCTGAAGTTTATGCTGCTTCATATTTTGGAAATGCTGCCAACCCTGGTGGCATTATCGAAACGCCAAGTGAGATGACGCAAGAGCAAGTTGATGACTTGGCTCGCGATTGGAATATCACTCACACTGGCCCATATAGAGCGGGCAAAATCGGTGTGCTAACAGGTGGAGCGTCTTTCAAGCCGCTTACCTTGAACGCTGCCGATGCCCAATTGCTTGAAGTACGACGCTTTGGGGTTGAGGAAATAGCCCGCCTATTCCGCGTTCCTATTTCGCTTTTGGGTCATCCTGTTGCTGGTGCAATGTCATTTGCATCAGTTGAAGCACAGAACTTATCGTTCGTGCAACACTCATTGCGTCCATTGTTGGAGCGCATTGAACAGGCTCTCTCTCCGCTACTTCCAGAATCAGATGGTTTTATCAAGTTCAATCTTGATGCGCTACTTCGTGGCACAACTCTTGAGCGCTATGACGCTTACACAAAAGGACTTCGTGAAGGATTCCTCTCACTCAACGATGTTCGTGCTGTAGAAGATTTAGCACCGCTTGGCGAAGCAGGCGACCAATACCGTGTTCCATTGCAGAATATTGATGCTGCAGATGCACCTGAAGTTGGTATGAAGTTGCGTGCTGAAATCATTGCTCAACTTGTTCAAGTTGGCTTTGACCCAGCAGCAGTTCTCAAGGCTTTGGAGATGCCAAATATCAAGCACACTGGAGTTCCATCAACACAATTGCAGGCAGTCTCAACAATTGACCCTGCAAATCCTGAATCTGTATATGAGGTCAAATAATGCCTTACTACATCTCAGATTCTCAAGGTGATTGCGATGGGTGGGCAGCAGTAAAAGAAGAATCAGATGGTTCGTACACAACCATTGGATGTCACGCAAATAAACAAGATGCGATTGACCAGATGGTTGCAGTTTCAATTTCTGAAGATATGGAACCAGGTGGAGAAATAAGAGCAGTTGATTTATCTGCTCCTTCCTTTGTTCGTGAAAACGCTGCACGTGGTTTGAAATATCTTGAAGAAGGTTTTGGGGGAGATGGCTTAACTGATGCCACCAAGCGTGAAGCACGCGATATGGCAGCAGGAAGAATCTCAGAAAACAAGGTGCGCAAAATGGCACCGTGGTTTGCCCGCCATAAGGTTGACGGACAGGCACCAAAAAACAGTGACCCTTCGCACGCTGAATATCCAGGAGCAGGCTTAGTTGCTTGGCTTCTCTGGGGCGGCGATTCCAACTTCAGTGACAGAGCGCAAAACTGGGCGCAACGCAAGATTGACGCGCTGGATGCTGAAGCCGATTCAAGGAGCAAAATGAAGAAAATAGAACGCCGCACATATGTGGTGCAGGATGTGGAAGCACGCCAAGCAGAAGATGGCGTGATGCGTTTGTCAGGATACGCTGCAGTGTTCAACGATGCCAGCGTGCCACTACCATTCAAAGAGAGAATTGCACCTGGTGCTTTCCGTAAGACACTTACCGAAATGCCTGATGTCAGACTTCTTATCAATCACGAAGGATTGCCATTGGCTCGCACCAAGAATGGCACATTGTCACTTACTGAAGATGAGCGTGGCCTTCGCTTTGATGCAGAACTTGCAGATACACAAGAAGCCCGCGACATCTATACCCTTGTTCAACGCGGCGATGTTGACCAAATGAGTTTTGCTTTCCGCGTCATCCGTCAGAACTGGAGCAAGGATAAGACAGAGCGCACACTGACTGAAGTTTCATTGGCAGATGGCGATGTCTCAGTTGTCACCTATCCTGCCTACCCAACGACATCAGTTGAAGCCCGCGAACATATCAAGAAGGCTTTGCAGGCAATCAAAGAAGGCCGCGAAGTAACTGGTGAATCTTTGATAGTAGTTCAAGCAATTTTAGACAAGATTGATGAATCTTATGAATACCTTGGCGAAGGCAAATCAATGCTTGAAATGCTTCTTGGTGTACAACCTGAAGAACCATCAGATGTTGAACAACCAGAAGATGTAGAAGATGTTTTAGAAGAAGATTCACGTGCCGTTGATGTCGTCGGTGATTTTGTAGAATGGGATTCATCAGGCGGAACCGCACGTGGCCGCATCGAACACGTAATGAGAGAAGGAGTTCTTGGAATTCCAGACTCTGACTTCTCCATCACCGCTGAAGAAGATGACCCAGCAATTCTCATTCGCGTCTATCGCGAAGTTCGTGATGGTTGGGAAGCAACAGAAGTTCTTGTTGGACACAAAGCATCAGAACTTCGTGCAATTGATGCGCTACCAGCACCAAGCGAAGAACAAAACAGAACAATCTCACTTCGTTTGGCGAAAGCAATTATCAACGCAAATAAATAGATTTCTGTTCAAACGAACAGATACGAAGTCGGAGCGAGACTCACACCCTCAATGAGCGCCGTGAAATATCTACGCCACCACCTCGGACCCTTACAAACACTCACAAGGAGAACTCAATAATGTCTTACCTAGACAAAGTTGTTGAGCGCCGTGATGCAGTGAAGGCTGAAATGGATGCAGTTCTTGATGCAGTTGCTGCAGAGAACCGCACAGACCTCACAGCAGAGGAAACCGTCAAGGTTGATGCTCTCGTAGAAGAATCACGTTCACTCGACGCAAAGATTGAGAAGTTGACTGCACAGGCAGCAGCAGATGCAAAGGCAGCAGAAGCACGTTCTGTTGTTGCAGATGCTCTTCCAAAGGCTTCAACTTCAATCGTGCGTGAAGAGCGCACATATCGCGCAGACAATGGAACTTCCTTTGTTCGCGATGCGTTCAATGCACAAGTACGCGGAGACTATTCCGCACAAGAGCGTCTTGCTCGCCACATGAAGGAAGAATCAGTTGAGCGTCGCGATGTAGATACATCCAACTTCGCTGGACTTGTTGTTCCACAATATCTCGTTGACCTTGCTGCGCCATTGGCACGTGCAGGTCGTCCAACAGCAGATTTCGCAACCAATAAGATGGTTCTTCCTGCTGCTGGTATGTCACTTGAAATCAGCCGTATGACGACTGGTACTTCAACAGCAATCCAGGAAACACAGAACACTGCTGTTTCTGAAACAGATGCTGATGACACACTTCTCAGCGTTCCAGTACGCACAATCGCTGGACAGCAAGACCTATCCCGCCAAGCAATTGAGCGTGGAACAGGCATTGATACATTCGTTATCGCTGACCTTATCCGCTCCTGGCACACAACACTTGATTCACAGGTTCTCAATGGAACAGGCTCAAATGGCCAGTTCAAGGGAATCCGCGCATCAGGTGGAAACGCAATCACCTTCACTGCAACTACACCAACTGTTGCATTGCTATATCCAAAGTTGGCAGATGCTCTACAGCAAGTTCAGAGCAATGTTTTCACAACACCAACTCACTGGATTATGCACCCACGCCGTCTAGCATTCTTGCTCGCTGCAACTGATACTGCAGGACGCCCAGTAGTTGTTCCAACTGCAGGTGGCCCACAGAACGCAGTTTCAACTGGCGCAGGTGTTGCACAGTACGCAAACAGTGGTTATCAACTACTTGGACTCCCAATCATCACAGATGCAAACGTAGCAACAAACTACGGCGCAGCAACCAACCAAGATGAAATCTATCTTGTTGATGCCCGCGAAATGCATCTCTGGGAGCAACCAGGTTCACCATTCTCACTCCGTTTTGATGCAACTGCCCCTGGCAGCCTAACCATCAAGACTGTTGTTTATGGCTTTGGTGCTTTCACAGCAGAGCGCTATCCAAAGGCCGCTTCAATCATCAGCGGTACTGGTCTAGTTGCACCATCGTTCTAGTTAGAACGAACAACTAAATAGTTGTGTAGGGGCGGGCAGGAATCCCCCGACTTGCCCGCTCCTACACTTCCTAACGAATCGGGGGATTCAGTGAAAACAGGACATAAGGTTTCAATCGGCGCCTGCGACCCAGGCACCGTCAATGCGGCGTGGGCATATCGGATGTTTCAACTCTGCCAAGACCGCCGCGACAGACTAGGGCCATTTGTCAGAATCAAAGGCTCTGGATTGCTTTCAAAGATGCGCAATCGTGTGGTGAAAGCATTTCTTGACAATACAGATTCTGATTGGCTTTTGTTGATTGATGTTGATGAACAACTCACCACAGAAGCATTTGATATTTTGATTCAAGCCGCTCACGATAAAGAGCGACCAGTTGTATCAGGTTTAGTATTTGCAGCCTTTGATGCACACAAACATTTATATCCAAAGCCTGTGCCAGCAATCTTTCAAGATGCACCTGAAGGATTCTTGCCGCTTTTCAAGTATGACCAGAATCGTTTGTTTGAAATTGACGCCTGTGGCACTGGATGTGTTTTGATTCATCGCAGCGTGTTAGAAAAGATGCGAGAGCAAGCAGACCCTAATCAAGGCCAAGATTGGTGCTGGTTCTGGGATGGTCCAATTGAAGGCAATTGGATTAGTGAAGATTTGCTGTTTTCCCGTCGTATAAGACAATTAGGCTTTCCAATCTATGTTCACACTGGAGCGGTATTGCCACATCAAAAGTCTTATTGGCTATCAGAGGAACATCACCTATCGTGGAAAGAATAAAGTTTTGGCGGAAACAAACCGCAACTGCAACCCCCGATTTAGAACGGGCAGTTGCTCCAAAGGCAGAGAAGAGGAAAAAGCGTGGCACTAATCAACGCATACTGCACACTGTCAGACCTGAAAGAATCATTGAACATTGAAGATATTCAGGATGATACTGCGCTTGAAGCAGCAATTATGGCTTCAAGTCGGATGATTGACGACTACACGGGCAGATTCTTTTACAAAGATGGAACCGTTGCTTCACCAGTGACTCGCTACTACACCGCACAGGATTGGTGGACAACCAATACTGATGACTTCATCAGCATCAGCGAGATTGCAACTGATGATAACTTTGACCAGTTATACACAACAGTGTGGGCAAGTTCAGACTATATGGTTGAGCCAATCAATAATCCACGTCGCGGATGGCCTTACACAAGATTGCTCGCAATCGGTGCCTATATCTTCCCATTCAATCTTCCTCAATCGGTACGCGTCAAAGCAGTATGGGGATGGTCCTCAGTTCCACACGAAATTCAAATGGCCTGCAAATTACAGGCTGCGCGTTTGTTTGTTCGTCGCCAGTCGCCATTTGGTGTGGCTGGAACTCCAGAACTAGGAACTGTCAGACTTGGCTCACGCCTAGACCCAGATGTTGAACTCCTATGCAGACCATTCCGTAAAGTTTCCTGGATGGCCAAATGAAGCCAAGTGAAGTACGAGAAGGCATCAAGAAGAATCTATCTTCAATCAAAGGTCTGCGCTCATACGACATTATGCCTGACTTGCCACAGCCACCTTGCGCTGTCATAGGTCAGTTAGATTTTACTTTTGATTTGAACAATAGCCGTGGTTTAGACCAGGCCAACTTGGATGTCTATGTTCTTGTGCAACGCTTCTCTGAAAGAACTGCGCAAGATAACTTAGACAAATATTTGACTGGCTCTGGTGATTATTCAATCAAAGCAGCAATTGAATCTGATTTAACACTTGGCGGTGCCTGCAACACCTTGCGTGTGACATCAGCAGAATCTGGAACATATCTTGCAGGAGATGTGGAATATCTGTCTTACCGCTACAGGCTAACCGTCTGGGGACAAGGAGAATAATGAGTTACACAGTAAATTCTGACCGCTTTGCTCTAAAGGCCAAAGGTGAGTCAGTATCCGATAAAGAACTGCTTGAAGCAGGATGCAACATTCCAGCACTCATTGCTGGTGGCCATCTTGTGTCAGCACAAACACCGAAAGCAGCACCGACACAAGAAGGAGACACTAAATAATGGCACGCATCGTTCTTACTGATGCATCTATAGTTATCAACTCAGTTGACCTATCAGACCATATTGCCAGCGTGACAATCTCAACATCAGAAGATGTTATTGACACCAGCGCATTCAGTTCCACAATCGCAGCAGGCCGTACACGTGTATCTGGTCTTGCTGACAATTCCGTAGCCCTAGAGTTCCACCAGGATTTTGCAACATCCTCGGTTGAGCAAACAATTTATCCGCTTCTTGGTAGCACAACAACCGTTGTTGTAAAGCCAACAAGTGCAGCAGTATCTGCAACAAATCCTTCCTACACATTCACTGCTCTTGTTTCAGAATGGCAAGAGTTGTCAGGTTCTGTGGGAGAATTGGCCACTGCAAGTGTGACTTGGCCAATTTCAGGCGCTATCACAAAAGGAGTATAAGTAAATGGCCCGTATTGTTTTAACTGATGCGTATGTGGTGTTGGCAAGCACTGACATCTCGCAATATGTCACATCCGTGACTCTTTCCTCAACACTCGATGTTGTGGAAACAACAGGTATGTCAAACACCAGCCGCACCCGTGTTGCTGGCCTTCGTGACAACCAAATCACTCTTGAGTTCAACCAGGACTTTGCTTCTGGCGCTCTTGAAACCTTGATTTATCCAAGCGATGCAGCAACAAAGATTGGTACAGCAGTTGCAATGACTGTAAAGCCAACCAGCGGTGCTACATCTGCAACCAATCCTTCCTACTCATTCTCAGCGCTAATTTCAGAATGGCAATCAGTATCTGGAAGCGTTGGAGAACTCGCAACCGTATCGGTCACTTGGCCGATTTCTGGCGCAATTACAAAAGCAACATCCTGATAATCTAAGGGGGAAACAATGGATGGCTTAGCAATAAAAGTAAAAACAAGTGATGGTAATGAACAGGTGTACAAACTAACACCACGAATCATTGTCGCATTTGAGCAAAACTTTGGTAAAGGGCTTCCAAAACTTATAGGTGAAGAGCAAAAAATTGAACACATCTATTGGTTGGCTTGGAAAGCCCAGCAGGTCAATGGCGTCATTGTGAAGCCATTTGGTCCTGAATATTTGGATACAATTCTCAATGCAGAGTTGGACGCCGACCCAAATTCCGAATCCACCGCGAAAGCCTGACCTATACGGTTGCAGCAATTGCGGTGGAGACAGGCATTTCTCCTGTTGCCTTGCTTGATGCCCCTGAAGGTATCTTGGAAGCAATAGGAATTTATTTGAAGGAGCGGGCAAAGAAAAATGGCAGATGAAGTCATAGTTCTCACTGGCATCAAAGAGACAGTTGATGCTTTGAAAGAATTTGATAAATCCGCTGTTCGCCGATTCAATAAAGTTATCAATACGGAACTTGCTAATGCAGAACGAGATGCACACGGTATCGCACGTGGCATCGGTAACGGTAAAACAGATACTCCAATGAGCGGTTGGCGGCCATATAACGCTGCCAACCCTCAGAGAAGTTCCCGTGGCGGTGTTGGATGGCCTGCCTGGAATACTGGCGAAGTTATTGCTGGTATTCGTAAAAGTAAGGCACAAGGTAAAGTTCGCGCCGATTACACAACCAGCGCTGGTGCTTTGATAAACAAATCAGCCGCTGGAGCAATTTTTGAAGTTGCTGGCCGTAACAATGGCAAGAATGCAACTGGCAGAAGGCAAGGCGACCAGTTTATGCGAACCTTATCTGCAAGATTCAAACCAGCATCACGTTTGGTCTGGCGCGTTGTTGATAAAGACCGCGCTAAAATTGAAGCCAATGTGAAGCGGGCTTTAGATGAAGCAAAAGCAGAATTACAGAGACATTTGAATAGAGAGCGGGCTTAGAGATGGCAGTTGGCGCAGTAGTAGCGCGAATCATAACCCAATATTCTGATAAGGGTTCCAAAGCCGCTAAAAAAGATATTGCCAACCTTGGCAAGAGTTTTGATAACTTCAGCAAAAATGCAGTACGGGCCTTTGCTGCTGTTACAGCCGCTGTTGGTGTTTTCGCTGTAAAGATTGGCAAAGATGCAGTGCAGGCTGCAATGGCAGACCAGAAGAGCCAAGCGCTTCTTGCCAACAGCCTACGCAATACCACTGGTGCAACTAATGCTGCCATTGCATCTGTTGAAGGTTACATTTCAAAACTACAATTGCAAGTTGGCATTGCCGATGACGAATTGCGCCCTGCTCTTTCCAAACTCGCAGCAGTCACTGGCGATGTCGCTAGCGCCCAGCAATTATTGGGAACTGCATTAGATGTATCAGCATTTTCTGGTGCCGACCTAAACAGTGCGACAAATGCAATTACAAAAGCCTTACAAGGTAACTTCCGTGGTTTGCAAAATTTGGTTAAAGGCATTGACCTAACTACTATAAAATCAAAAGATTTAGTTAAAATCTTCAAAGAAGTTGAAGCAATAACATCAGGTGCGGCTGCAACTAGAGCAGATACTTTAGAATTTAGATTGGCAATTCTTCGCATTCGTTATAGTGAAATCCTTGAAACTCTTGGTTATCAATTACTTCCAGTCATAGAGCGATTTGCCAAAGTTATTGAAACAAAAGTTTTGCCACAGGTAGAAGCCTGGATTGCTGCAAATGGCGAGAAGTTGACAACAGCATTTAGCAATGCCAGCACAGCAGCAGTAAATCTAATTGCCATTGCCATTTCATTCTCTGATTGGATTTCAAACAACATAGGTCTTGTCAAAACCTTTGCAATTATAGTTGGTGGATTGTTCGCTGTTGGTAAAGTTGCAGCATTTGCAACTGTAATTGGTAAATTAACTGCAGCCTTCACAGCCTTGCGAACATCAGCAGGTCTTGCTGCTGTTGCAACAGCATACGCCACAGGCGGCGCTTCTGTTGCATCGGCAACTGCCGCACTTGCCCTTATTGGTGGTGCTGCTGCTCTTACTGGTGGTTATATTGCTCTTAAAAATGCAGGCAATGAAGTTAGAGCAAAAAATGCTCAAGCCTTAGCAGGTAGTAGTTCTTCAGTTTCAGAACGTGGTCGAACAGCAGTTCGTGGTATGCGCACACGTGGAACTACAGGTGGTGGCAACCTTCTGGCTAACTCATTACTCAATGCACAGAATCAACTCAATAATGCCAAGAAAAAAGAACTTACAATTGAGCAAAAGATTGTCAATGCAATGCTTAAGAAGTATGGTTTAACTTTAATGACTGGAGAAATTGAAGCAAAAGCAACTGCTGCTGCTATTAACGCTAATCTAAAGCGTCAAAAGGCAATTGCTAACGCTCCAACAGTCTCACTTGCCGCTCAAGGCGATGGTTCTGCAACTGGCAATGTCATATCAGGTTCAGGAAATCCAATAGTCAAAGTCAATGTCAACACTCCATACATCACTCAAGATGATGTTGTTGTAGAAATTGAAAGCGGTTTGAATAAGTTACAAAGATACCGTGGCGCAGGCGCTGGCGGCGGATTCTTTAGAACAAGGCCTGAATAATGGCAAACTATAATGGGGTAACAGCGCCGTCAATTGCTGTGCAGTTTTTTATTAGTTCTACTTGGACATCTGTGACAGCAGGCGATGTCTTGGAAACAAGCATTCGTCGTGGTCGCAAACAATATGACATATTGGCACAGGCTGGCGCTGCTTCTGTAATTTTCAACAATTACTCTGGTGCCTACGACCCAGACAATTCATCAGGACCATATGCAGGATTGCTCAAAGCAGGACTTCAGATGCGCATTGTGGCAACCTGGTCATCAACTGGTTATACGATTTATCAAGGATTCTTAGAATCAAGTGTTGTCAATCAGGGTCATTATCCAACTGTCACAATGAACTTTGTTGATGGTCTTGGCTATATCGCCGATGCACAAGCACCAGTCTTGGCTTCGCTACAATTTGAAGAGACAGCCGCATCTCGCGTTACAAGAATGCTTGATTACGCTGGCTGGTCTGCTACTGCTCGCTCACTGACAGGTACTGTGACGATGCAAAAGACAGTGCAAGGAAAATCCTGTCTGCAGATGATTTATCAAGCAGTCAACTCTATTGCTGGGCGCTTTTACATTTCTCGCTCTGGCGTTGCAACATTGGTGCCACTGTCAGATAAATTCTCACGACCAACTCAGTTGCTCTTTAGCGACCAAGGCGATGCCTATTCTTTGGATTACCAAGGCCTTGTTGTTGACCCTGGAACATTTTATGTGGTCAATCAGGCTGTGGTGGACCGTGGCGCCAGTGCCACGGTCACTTCCACATACACGATAAGCAGAGATGCTTATGGTCTTACATCAAAGCGTTTTGATGCGCCTATCTTGAGTGAAACTTCTGGTACCAATCTTGCGCTGTATGAATCACGCCAACAGGCAACACCTGTGACTTATGCAAAGCAGATTGATTTCAGCGCTTTGAATCTTGGAGTTCTCTATCCTGATTTCCTAGCCTGTGAAATTGGCGACCAGGTAAGTGTAAAGCGTGAAACAGTTGACAATCGCAACTTGCAATACAACCTTGTGATTGAAGGTATGAACCATAAAATTACAAACGATGACTGGAGAGTTTCATTCCACACATCGCCCATCAATCCTTATTCAATAACAATCTAGGGGTCAGATAATGCCATTATGTCCACAGATTACTAACACGCCAATCACGGTCACACAGACTGCTGATTTTACTGTTACATCTGTGATTCCTGTTGTCGCTGATACTACTGATGGCTTGGCTGCTAATTTTGATTCTATTGAAACCGCTGTTAATGGAAAAAATAAAATATACCGTCAAACAACTGCCCCCACAGGTGATTTAACAATTGGCGATATTTGGTTTGATACTGATGATGGCAACAAACTCTATTACTGGACGGGAACTGCGTGGGTATCAGTTCAAGATAATGCCATTGCAACAGCCCAAGCAACTGCAGATAGTAAAATTAAGACCTTCTATCAGGCATCAGCACCGACAGCATCTGAAGTTGGCGACATTTGGTTTGACACCGATGATGGATTCAAACAATATTTTTGGAATGGAACTGCTTGGACATCTGTTCAAGACACATCTATTGCAGCAGCACAATCAGCAGCAACCGCCGCCGCTGCCGCCGCCACTGCAGCCCAGACCACGGCTGATGGCAAGAATAAAGTATTTCGCCAGACGTCAGCGCCTGCGGCATCGGCTGTTGGCGACCTTTGGTTTGATACTGATGATGACAACCGTATTTATCGCTGGAGCGGTTCTGCTTGGGTTGCTAATGACCTTGGCACAAATGCATTAGCAAATTTCAGTGCAAATAAAATTACCAGCGGAACTATTGATGCAAGCGTTGTTACGGTTTCAAATATCAATGCTGGCAATATCTCAACTGGCACACTCAATGCTGACCGAATTGCATCTGCTTCTATCACTGGAACAAAAATTGCAGCGGCTACAATTGAAGCATCAAATATTGCAACTGGCACAATTACAGCAACTCAAATTGCAGCCAGCACTATCACTGGTGCAAAGATTGCTGCCGCAACAATCACTGCTGATAATATCGCCGCTAATACTATTACTGCTTCACAAATTGCATCAGCAACAATTACTGCGACACAGATTGCTGCAGGAACGATTACCACAGACAAATTAAGCGCTGGAACTCTAACAGGTTTTGTTGTTCAAACATCTTCTGGAACAACTGCAGTTACTCTTGATGGTGGAACAAACTCAATGTATTTCAAATACTTGGGTACCGTTTATGGTCATATTTTGCCAGCATCTTCAGGTGCTGTAATGATTCACTATGGCGCAACAGCAGACCCTGTTGGCAATTCTTATCCACAATTTTATGTTGGTGCGAGCGCAATATCTCTTGCTCAAAGCACTACTCGTTATGCATTGATTGACAGCAGCGGTCTTGATGTTGGCGGAAGTATTGATGCAACTTTAGATGTAACTGCTGGACGTGACCTATTTACTCCAAACCATACAACGGTCACCGATGCCGCCAATGGCCGCGTTACTATCTCACTTGGCCGTGTTACTAGAAGCACTGCATCTAGTGAGCGTTATAAAGAAAATATCACGCCAGTTCGTAATATTGATGAATTAGACCCAAAGAAATTGTTGGATTTACCAGTTCGCGCATTTACTTACCGCGAAGATTATCTCTCTGAATCTGATTCTCGCTTTGGTGCTTTGATTCCTGGATTTATCGCAGAAGAAGTTGATGCTGTATATCCTGTGGCTGCAGATTATGAAAACGGCGAAGTTGAATCGTGGAACGATAGAATGATTGTTCCTGGATTGCTGGCTTTGATTCAGGATTTATACAAAGAAGTTCAAATACTCAAGGGGGAATAAATGAACGAAGAACTTGATGTCAATGAGATATTGGCAGCAATGAGAATACAGATTGGCGCAATGGCACAAGAGAATGCAATCTTGGCGGCAAGAATCAAGAAGTTAGAAAATGGACCTTGTAACGGAACTTGTTCCAATACGAAGAACGATTGATGACCATATAGACCTGTTTGATGATATTCAGGTCTTGCTGAAGGAGAAAACCACGTGACACCACTTGATATGGCAACCCTTGCTGTTGCAGTCAGTACCCTTGTTGGCTCATTTGCCTATGGGGTCAAATGGCTAGTCCAACACTATTTGGCAGAACTCAAGCCTAATTCTGGCTCAAGTATCAAAGACCAAGTAAATCGTTTGGAAGCACGTGTAGATGAAATCTATGCAATTCTCATTGGGGGAACACCATCAAAGCGCAAGAAGAAATGACACAGCGCGACAATTTCATTCAAGTCGCGTGGGCTGAAGTTGGATATGTAGAAGGCCCGAAAGAGAATGAGACAAAGTTTGGCAAAGAGATGGGCGCCAACTATCTGCCGTGGTGTGGCTCCTTTGTTATGTGGTGCGCCAAGAAGGTAGGGCTGCGCATCCCGAACTGCATTTCAACCCAGGCAGGGGCGCAGGCGTTCGAGTCCCGCAATCAATGGCAGGACGCCGCCACCGCCACGCCAGAGCCAGGCGACCTAGCCTTCTTTGACTTCCCAGGTGACGGGGTTGAGCGTATCTCACACATCGGCATTGTCATCGGCGTGCAGGCTCGCAAAGGCGTCGTCCATACAATTGAAGGAAATACTTCTGGCGATTCAAAAGGTGACCAGCGCAATGGCGGTATGGTTGCCTTCAAGACCAGAACCTACAAGAAAACCAAGCGATTGAAATTGAAACGCCAAGAGCCAGTCTCAATTGTGGGATTTGGTAAGCCTAAGTTCAAGGAGTAAGAATGGAAAAGTTGAAGTCATTTGTTCACCGCAATCCTGCACGTGTTGCAGCATTTGTATCATCAGCAGTTGCGCTGGTAGTTTCCGCGCTCTCACCAGATATGCCAGTTGAAGCAGCAGTTGCATTCGTGTTATCTGCTCTTGGACTTGGTGAATATGCACAACGTGTTGAGAATGAGAAAACTGAAATTGCGCTTTACACAGATGTGGATGATTTAGAACAGGAGTAAGTCTGATGAAACGGGGGGAAGTTCTCAAAGAAGCCGAAAGGCTGATGTATGGTGACCGCCAAGAAGATTATGGAACACCGTATGAGAATCACAGAAGAATTGCAGTCTTGTGGTCTGCCTATCTTGGGACAGAGATTTCGCCAATGCAGGTTTCAATTTGTATGGCGTTGGTAAAGATTGCCAGACTGCAACAAAATCACGAATACTCTAAAGATGATACCTTCATTGATTTGGCAGCATATGCAAGCATTGCCGCCGAACTCGCTGAAATCAAACGCAAGCAGGACCAGCAATAGTCTTTATCCCCTAGCGATAAGAAAACCCCTACACGGCCACCTTTCCCGTGTAGGGGTTCTTCTTTGTCTCTTACGCTTTTACATATTCACGCAAGTGTTCAACGATTACTTCACTGACAGTTTTATCTTCTTGCTTGGCTTTAGCCTGAACTTTTGCCCACAGCACATCTGACACACGCACGGACCTGATTTTCTTCACTTCTTCTCCTTTCGATTACATTTGCACGGAATATGAAAACCTTGCTGCCAATCAATCTGGCCGCATCGCTGACAGCGCCTAATTTCCACCTTCTGCCACCTTTTCACTCATAGTGCGAATCTGCTCAAATGCATTGGCGCAGACTTGCAAGAGTTCAATTGCCACTAGGCAGGTGGCTTCCATTGTTTCGCCCCAACCATCGGCGACTGCTTCATTGAGTTTGTCTGCAACGTGAGTCATTGCAGTGGAAAGTTCTGCGTGTAGATTGCTCATCGCGCTCATAGTTTTGCTTCGCTTATTATGCGCTTGATGGTATCTATACTGACATTATTGCGGTGCATTTCAGCAAGACCAATCACAAGATGGTAACTATCTTCTGCAGCATCCCAGAGAGATTCTTCATCAATGCCTTGTGCTGCTAAATAGCGGATTGCTTCTGTCTGACGGTCAAGATAATAATTACCCATCGCGCTCATTTGATATTACCTTTCATCCAGCGCACTGCAAAGAATGCGACGATTGAAAACCAGAACCAGAACTGCACCATCGCCTGCCAACCAGCAACGTGTGTGCCAAAGAGTAGGTCTAGCATTGTTGAGTCTCCATTGTCTGTAATTGTTTGAAGAATTGCAGAGCATTCTTGAAACCTCTTATAGTTTCAATTACTTCAGAACCCTGGGTTGTGATTTTACCTATGTCATATCTTTGAACTGAATGGCCTGTTGGGTAATAACCGTACATATAGAACTGACCATCTTTGCTTTCGCGATAACTCACGTATGTTCCTTTGTGCATTATTTTTGCTCCTTTGAATAGTCACATTGATTGCCTGAACAGTTATGGCAGAGACAAGACTTCTTGATGAATCTATGGTCGCAACACTTCATTATGCAACTCTCCTAACGCCTGGATAAACACCTGAAGCAACATCATTTTCAACGTGCTTAACAACGCTTTGTGGTCTGATGTACCAGTGGTTCATATCGAATCGTTGAACTACACCATTGCGGATAACTTCATAACTAAGGTTTTCATAAACAAAAATTGTTATGCGATGAGTTGAATCTTGCCACATAGCCAAGATTGCTGGACGTGGGGTGCTGTCAACTGAATATTTGATTTTCATTATGCATTTACCTCAACAATCATTTCAGGGGTGTAATTGAAATCTATTGCTTTTGCGATTGCTTCATTGCGTGTATTGAAAAAATAAGTTGCAATTGCTAAACCGCTATCTGCTTCTAAACGCAACGTGTAACTATTTTGTTTGTTTTTGAAAACTACTGCCTGTGCCATTTTCTTCTTCCGTTTCCTGGAGTTACTGTGCTTGGCTCCAATAAGAGAATTGAACCATCTATCCATACGATTGTCAATACAACCCCAGATTGCCACCGTCGGCGTGTCGCCCGTAGGCTGTCAGTCCCCTGGGTCATACTTGGGGCAAACGAAAGGGGGTCCGAATGAACCAGATAGTGATGATTGGGGCTTTAGCGGGCATTCTAGGGGTTATTGTGGCGGTTCTGCGCTATGATGCCAGCCCGATGGATGAAGCCATCAGAGAAGCCCAGCAGTGGGATTCTAAGCAGAAGCGCATCAAGCAAGCATTGGAGCGCAAATGACCAGACACCGTGAGCCGCTCTTTAGCGTCCACGCTACAGGTGATGGGGAGTTTGCCCTGTACCTAGAAGAGCAGGATGCCAACTTGGACCTGCTGGAAGATGTCACCGAACAGGTCAACCTGATTGACCTTGCAGGGCTGAAGGAGTTCTCAAGCGTTGATGCTCTCAAGAACCCTGATGCCGCCGCCCGCCTAGATATTGTCCGTGCCGATATGCCAGATGTCGTTGCAAAGATTTGCAAGATGACAGAGGCAGAGGCGCTGACCCTGGCGGAGCAACTCATAATGATTGTCAAAGAACATCGGGCAAAGAACAACAAGCCCGTGAAATTAGAATTGGTGAAGTAATGGCTAACCCGAATGGTCGCAAAGGCGCTGCTTTTGAACTGGGAGTTCTCAAGTGGTTGCGTTCTCACGGAATATCAGCAGAGCGTTTGCGCCTATCGGGTCAGAAGGATGAAGGCGACATTGTTGCCATCATCGCGGGCAAGACTCATATCCTTGAGTTGAAGAACCGCAAATCCATTACTTTGCCAGCCTTCTGGGAAGAAGCGGTTGTTGAATCCAAAAACTATGCCAAAGCGCGTGGCTTGGATTCAGCGCCACCTGCATTTGTTGTTATCAAACGCAGAAATGCTTCCATTGAGAAGGCCTTCGTGGTTCAAGATTTGGACTCTTGGTTGAAGGAGAGGATGTGAATTTCTTTGAATTCCTTCCCATACTTCCTCAACTACCAGAAGCCAAATGCAGGGATATTGAGAATCCAGATATTTTCTTTCCCGAATCACGTGCAGAAGAGCGAACGTCGCTCCCAACTATTCGCGCACTGTGCGAAAGTTGTACCGAACGAAAGGAGTGCTTGGACTACGCACTCGACAATGAAATCAGCAGCGGTATTTGGGCTGGTTTCACTACGGAACAACGCAAACGTATGCTCAATGCTCGTTATGCAAATGCTCCGAAAGCAAACAACGCGGAAAAGGTTCGCGTGATGTTTAAGTCGGGATGCACACCGAAAGAAATCGCAGTGGCACTGAAGGTAGAACATTCGTATGTGACGACTGTTCTCAAGCGTGCTGGTGTGAAATTAGAAGGAGACATCCAATCACAACTAACAATCGAAAGACTCTCAAAGGAGTCGCAATCATCATCGGGGTTTCAGCAATGACATCATTGTTTGTCAATGCTGCCTTTGCACCACAAATGGCAGTTCCCGCCACCGTCATCTACAAGGACCCACCTGCTTTGATGCAGGTAAATCCAAAGCAGATAGCGCGGGAATTGCTCACAAAGAAGCAGTTCGCCTGCTTCACAAAATTGGTCGGTAAGGAATCCGCGTGGAATCCCAAGGCCAAGAATCCAACAAGTAGTGCCAGAGGAATCGGGCAATTGCTTGAAGGTACATATCAGAATCTTGGAATGAAACATTCTGAATCTGGTGTGGCTCAAACCGTAGCAACACTTGCGTATATCGGTAGAAAATATGGCTCTGGTGGCCCCTGTGCCGCCTGGGAGTTTTTCAAGCGCAATCGTTGGTACTAAAACTGACTAGGGGGAAACTATGTCAATGCAAATAGAAAAGGGTGTCAAAGTCTTAGATGACAACACCGCCCAATGGCTAAAGCAATACCGTGAAGCGTTAGTCAAGATTAAAGAGTGGCAAGAAGTTGCAGACATCGCTCGCAGTCACCTGGAGAATGCTCTGGGTGACTGTGAAGAAGGTTTGCACAATGGTCAAACTGTTGTTCGCTGGACACAGATTGAATCACGGCGATTTGATACCAAACGCGCCCGTGAAATTCTGCCACCACAAGTAATTGAGATGCTGGAAGTTGTTCAACAATCTCGCCGATTTTCATTGGTTGATGGTCAATGAGTATTGTCAACCCGTGGATTGACCCGATTACTCCATCAATTCCTGATGAAGAAATTTATGAAGATGAGGATGATGAATGACCTTTGCTAGTATTTCAACGCCTGGGCAGCAACTTGGCAACCAACTGCGTGAACTGATTACTCAAGCGGGTATTTGGTCACCAAGAGGAAAACAAATTGCTATCGGGCCATCTGAAATCGGACACGAATGCAGTCGCCGACTTGCATACAAACTCTTGGACTGGGAGAAGCCTAACGAAAGTGGGAGCAGTTCTTGGGCGGCGCAAGTTGGCACTGCCATTCACGCCTACCTAGCAGAAGTCTTTGGCAAACTTGAAGGTTACGAAGTTGAGCAGAAGGTTCAGATTCGTTCAAACCTTGCAGGCACGATTGATTTATTTGATTCAATTCGTGGCATTGTCTTAGATTGGAAAACTGTCGGTTTCAATCAACTCAAGGAGCGTCGCAGCGAAGGCGCGACAATCCAGCAGCAGGTGCAGATTCAACTTTATGGTTACGGCAAAGCCCAATCAGGTGCAACCGTCAACAAAGTTGGATTGGTCTATCTGCCAACATCGGGTTCACTTGATGATATGCACGTTGAACTCTTTGATTATGATGAATCAGTAGCGCTCAAAGCGCTCTCTCGCATTGATGACCTATACACCTTACTTTCAACGGTAGATGTAGAAGCCAACCCTGCGATGCTGACAGTGATACCGTCGGCGCCCACACGGACCTGCAATTGGTGTCCGTACTTCCTACCATTTAGCAAAGACTTATCGAAAGGTTGCAATGGCGACACCATCGCGTAAATTGATAGTTGAAACTTTGCCCACGTGGAAAGAGAACATTTTATATTTCGTCGCTAGATGCTTGGGACTCAAAGGAGTTCCCATTGGTCTTATTTATTATGAGAACGAACAAACAATCAACGACATTGTAAAAAACAATGAAGAAGATGCAATGAATAGAGTTAGAACAGACAAACTAACAGAAATGGAGTCGGGGGAATGACCTTCGCTGCACCAAGTAATGCAACAGAGACGGTGAAAGTGGCAGACCTTGCCAATCACCTTCTTATCATCTCGCCAGTTGAATACAAGACTGGCATCCCAACAGTTCACGGAGAAGCAGAAGCAATTGAAGTGAACGTGATTGACCTTGATACCAACAAAGAGCATTCGTCATTGCTCTGGTTCAATGTCGCGCTACGCAATGCTCTCAAGAGTAAAACTGGCCAGAAGGTTCTGGCACGTATTGGCCAAGGCACTGCAAAGCCTGGCAAATCGGCGCCGTGGATTCTCATTGACGCCACAGGCGATGCATCGGCAGTTGCAAAAGCAAATGCCTATCTTGGCGCTGCAACAGCAAAGCCAGCGCCTGCGCCCGCGGCACCGATTGACCCCAACAATCTTTCACCAGAAGTGATGGCGCTGTTAGGTCAACTAGGAGCAAAGCCAGTATAAAGATTCTCACTTGAAGTTTTACCCTTCCGTTTTCTTCAAGTGGGATAGGAATGTCTGGGGACCGCAATACACGGGGTACGGCGCGGTGGTTCGATTCCACCGATTCCACAAAATTCAAACGACCTGAAAGGAAGCAATGTCACCGACATATCAATTCACCTGCAGCGATTGCGGAGATGTCATCTTGCAATCATTCTCATTTGATGTAGAACCGACAGTCAACTGTGGTCATTGCGGTTCGATAATGCGCAAAGAGTTCACACCACCAGCAATTCATTTCAAAGGAGATGGTTGGGGCGGAAAGTGAAATGCAGACACATCTATCAGAAGATTGGACTTCCCCAATGTCCTGATTGTGGGAGAGATACCCACGAAACCAATTTTGAATTACAAAGGCATTTGCATAGGAAATGGATTGAAGAAGGTAAAGCAGATTGGAACATCTGCCCGCTAGGTGGAACCTTGCGTGGTTGGTGGTCAATCTAAAAACGGAAAAATGGGGGAGAGAATGTCGTCAGCAAAACTTGTACCATCTGGGGTAATTAAAGACCCCCGCGCAGCGCTAACTGCCAGGGGCGTGACCGACTGCAAAGGAGTCGATATGACATATCTTAGACCATTTATACCCAGTTCTGTATATAGCCACAAAGAAAATTATTTACGCTATTTGGATTCCAGAGAGTGGGAAGCCAGAAAACGTGCTTATTGGGAATCTGACCGACCTAATTATTGTTGGGCCTGTAATCTGCCCTGGACCTTAAACGCCAGGGGTTTTAACTTCCATCACGTTACTTATGCCAATTTATACAACGAGAAGTTGGAAGATTTGGTTTTGCTTTGCACTGACCATCATTCAGAAATTTCAGATGGTTGGATAATGGCAAAAGGCTTTAGAATGAGCCTTGAACTTTTCACTTATATGTTTATTTGCAATTATCGCGTTGAAAAGGGATTGCCAATAAAACCCTTGATGAAGTTTTTCAAGGGGTTGATTGACTAATGCAAACACAACCATCAACCGTTCAAATTACTAATCAATCAATCTTGGCCCGCGCTTTAGAATTTTATCTTGAAGGTATTGTCCCACTGCCAGTAAATCGTCACCGTCAAAAGGCGCCAGCGGTTTCATCCTGGACTCAGTATCAAACCCAGATGCCAACCAAAGAACTTATCATTGAATGGTTCTCCAAAGCAGATGGCGTCGGCGTTCTTTGTGGGCAAATCTCTGGCAATCTTCTTATGATTGAGTTGGAAGGACGCGCTGCAACTTTGCAGACGATTGACCTTCTTACCCACCGTGCTAAAGAAAACAACATCATTGACATATTTGAAAAACTAAACAACGGATATGTTGAGCGCTCACCATCTGGCGGCCTTCACTGGCTCCTTAGAAGTGAAGGAATGGTTCCAGGCAATGAGAAATTTGCTCGCCGTGTAGATGAAAATGGTGTCATCTCAGTATTGGCAGAATCAAGAGGTTCTGGCGGTTTTGTGGTAACAGCACCGACACCAGGCATCTGCCATCCAACTGGTAACGGCTGGAACATCATTCGTGGCAATCCAAAAACAATCCCGACATTTACTGAAGATGAAGTTGATGCATTGCGTGAACTTTTCATTTCTTTAGACGAGATGCCCAAAGAGCAATACAGAGAACCAATCACACGAATGCGCACTGAAGGTCAGATGCTGCCAGGTGATGATTTCAATGCCAGAGCAACGTGGGATGAAATCCTGATTCCTGACGGCTGGACTAAACTTCATACTGATTCAATGGGTAAGACAGACTGGCGCAGACCTGGTAAGGATTATGGAATCAGCGCCACTACTAACTATCAGGGCAACGACCTGTTTCACATCTTCACATCATCGGTAGCCCTGGACTCTGACCGTTCATACAACAAGTTTGCCTATGTTGCCTTAACTAAATTTGGCGGCGACTTCCAAGCCTGTGCCAATGCCCTACGCCAGCAAGGTTATGGCCAGGTCAGTGAGATTAGTTCTTTCAACTCAATGCCAGTTGCCGATGCCTATGGCAATGTCACTGCAATCGGCGGAGTCACCGCCCGTGACCCACTGGAAGTAGAAGTTGAACGCCAAAGGATGCGACTTGAAGCATCCAAGATAATCAAACAAGAAGAAGCAGCAAAACAATACAAAGACCCTGTTTTTATCACTAGCCTTAAAGATGAACTACAGTTGCCCGAAAAACAGGCTCAATGGGTCATTAGAGACGTTTTCCCGCAAGGTGCGAATATCTCCATTACAGCGCAATATAAGGCTGGCAAAACGACACTGGTGAACGCTTTGGCCAAGTCTCTGGCTGATGGAACAAAATTCTTGGAGTATTTCCAAGAGCCAATCCATCCCCGCCGAATTGTGATTTTCAACTATGAAGTCTCAGAGAATCAATATCGGCGCTGGATGAAAGACGTCAACATAAAGCACGCCGACCACGTGACCCTGGTACATCTACGTGGTGAGCGTTTGCCTATGATTGTTGACCGTGTTCAAGAATTGGTCATCAAGATGCTTACTGACCTTGATTGCGGAACCTGGATTCTGGACCCATTTGCTCGCGCTTTTGTTGGAAGCGGAGATGAGAACTCAAACTCTGATGTCGGAGTTTTCTTAGATACGCTTGATTACATTAAAAAACGGGCAAATGTGGATAACTTGGTGATTCCGATGCATACAGGCCGCGCCCAGGAACACGGCATTGAACGCGCTCGCGGTGCTACACGCCTAGATGACTGGGCTGACGTTCGCTGGTTGCTTTCCAAGACAGAGGAAGGCCGATTCTTCGCCGCCGATGGACGTGATGTATTCCTAGAGCAGCAACAGTTGACCTTTGACGAAAACACCAGGAATCTCAAACTTGGGGGCGCCAGTGCCAAGGTTGCTAAGAAGATGGCGATGGAAGATAAATTTGTTCAAACCGTTACCGCTCATCCTGGTAAAAGCACCAATGAGTTGTTTGAGTTGATGGGAGTGGACTCAACTTCAAAGCCTATGCGCAATGCTATGAAGTCTGCCTTGCACTACAACAGGGTCAAAACCTCAACAGTCGGAACTGCAAAAATCTGGTATCCAGCGGATTATTTAAGGAGTTTCGATGAGTAAGGATGTCCGATTTGTCTTATTGCCCAAAAAATGGGCAAGAAGCATAACCAGGGTTCTACTTATTGGTGGTGCCTATATAGAGGCACCAATAAGTAATACGACTTCATTGTTGCCCATAATGAAAACGGAAATGGGCAACCAATGACATCTTCTGATTTCAAACCCATCATTTGTAGTAAGTGCGGCACCCTGGTTTGGTCGGGCATTTCTTGGGCTGGATTTAGCAGGTTGCTCAACAAAGAGCGCCTGACCATTGAGGAAGAAATCATCAAGAAGTTATCAGGGCTTCAGACCTATGAAATCCATCGGACCAGAGTTTCCTTTGAAGCGGTGGAAAGAAGCGCCAACCGAATCAAGTGGGCTGCTCCTGGAAAGAATCGGGTTATCTTGGCAGACCACCACTGCTCAACAATGGCTTTATTTGAAACGCTCGATGATGCCCCGAATTACTGGCCAGGACCAGTCTATGCCACCAGTTCTACAGAAGGGTTCCCGTTCTAATGCAATGTGTCATTTGTAAGCGTTACTCACGGGCAGAACTATCGTGCGCCAGTTGTATCAAGAAGATGTGCAATGCCTTGGAAGAGTTACCAACCCTGCACTGGCAGGCAGGCTTCTACCTTGAGCCATCGAGGACAGGCAGTGGCGCCGTCAGCGCCGAACGCTCCATTGGGGTCAATGTCAATGCCTTGGACTTTGTGATGGCAAATGACCTGTTGACCATCCTACATTCCTGGGAGCGGGTCATCCGCGAAGATAGGCGGTTGACACCGCCCGCGCTGGTGCCTAAGGAGCCGACGATTGAAGCAGAGGTTCAGGTCACCTGTAATTTCCACCTTTCCCACCTGGAATGGTCAATGTCGCAGCCGTGGGCTTTAGAATTCGTGGAAGAGGTTTTGCAGTTGCACGCCAGGGGACGGGCAGCGGCGAAACAATTCAAAGAACAGGTAAGGCGAATACCTTGCCCAACAGATGATTGCAAGAAATTTGTTGTCATTGATGTGGACGACTTAACCGCTGATGTCAGTTGCTTTGGATGCAAACAAAGTTGGACTGTATTGAGATTGGTGGCACTGGCAATGAGTAACCCAAATAGGAAATTCTTCCTAGATGTGGAAGCCATTGCATTGTGGCTACAGATGACCCAAAGAGAGGTTTATCGAATCATCAAAAAATTCAACATCGAAAAGCGCGGGAAGATGTACGACTTGTCGGGAATCATTGAAGCCAGGAAGATTTGACAATGTTGTCACAAGAACCTGATATAATGGCATTATCAGATTCTGCTGTCTCCAGTCAAATTGAAGAGATAGATGAAGCCCTGTTTCATGCAGCGGTCACACGCAACAAGTCAGACTTTTCCGAACAACAGCGCGAGATTGTTGAACAGTTCATTGACGAACTACTAGACACGCGATTGGAAATCAAAAATGCTGAACATCAACATTAGCATCGGGGAAGTCGAAACAGAACTTACAACCGATGAATCGTTGCATTTTGATGCAATCGAAACATTGCTCACAAGAGCAGTGCAGTCAACCTTAACTATGTATATGTCATTACCTGTCAACGACAGGATGGCATCACTTGGTTTGGAAACGGATGATGAAGAAGATGAGGACATCGAATGACGACACCAAAGAGTGTCGCAAATGTCTAAGACTTCTTCCTGTAGAACAATTTCGTTTTTCTAATACACGTGAAAATAAAAGACATAACATTTGCAGAACGTGTAGGAATATACATCGGCAGGTTACTCGCACTGCTAATCGTGAAGAATACGAAACATTACTTGAGAAGCAAAACAATGTGTGTGCAATCTGTGGCATCACTGCTGAAGAAGTTGGTAAAAAGTTAATCATTGACCACAATCATGAAACATTAAAGATTCGTGGATTGTTATGTTGGAGATGTAATTCAGGATTGGGATTCTTCAAAGATAACCAAGCGCATCTTGCAATGGCAATTGAATATCTTGTTAGAAATGATGATGCTTCCTAGACCGTGTGTTGATTGTGGAGTTATTGTTCGTGCATCACGATGCAAACAATGTCAGCGAATCAAAGAGCGTGGCAGGGTATCCAGACTGGACAGAGGATACGATTATCGTTGGCGCAAACTATCTAAACAATTGCGTGAGATACATCCGTTCTGCAAACAATGTGGAGCAACAAAAGATTTAACAGTTGACCACATCATTCCTCTAGTTGATTTGCACCCTGACCTGCGATACGAGATTTCAAACTTGCAAGTGTTGTGCAGAAAATGCAATAGCGAAAAAGGCGATAGATAGAAAAACTCCCCCGTGGCATCTCCCAGTACGGGCAAAATCCTCATATGCGAAAAAATTTATCTACCCCGACGCCCTGCCTTCGTACATCTCTGCGAAATTACGAAACTCAGTTTTATTTTGTTCTTTATGTGAAAAGGAAAAAATGACAGCGGGCAGACCACCGAAACCAAACGAAATCAAAAGAGCAACTGGCAACCCAGGCCAGCGGCCTTTGCCTGCGTTGGCATCGGTCACGCCACTGGCGATGGCACGCGAAATCCCACCAACACCTGCGTACCTTCAAGCAGAAGGCGCAAAGTTATGGGAACGCGCATGGGCCTATGCAATTACGTGGCTCTCTCCTGATTCAGATATGCAAGCAGTTGAAGCAGCGTGCCGATTGGCTGATGCAAACGTTGCTGCGCAAAATAAATTTATGGCAACACTTGAAGCGGCTGATGCACGTGCATTTACTGCAGTGAACAAAGCCTTCCGTGAATCATTGGCAGCGTTAGGTTTTGACCCAACATCACGTTCACGTCTTGGAGTTGCTGAAGTTCAAAAGGCCAGCGCTCTTGATGAATTGATAGCGCGAAGAGAGAAGCGAAACTAATGACCGCCATTGGGGGATGGCCACCAAAGTATCTGTCTAAGGTTTCAGATAATGAATACCAGGGCAGCCGCGGTGACCAAGTAATTGATTTTGCTGAAACGCTTTGCAAGATAACTAAAGATTCTGTTGCGGGCAATGCTGGTGAGCCTTTGATTTTCCGTGACTGGCAAAAGGAACTGACTCGCAATCTCTTTGCTGTCAAAGACAATGGGTATTTGAAACATAAGATTGCCTTGATTGGGCTTCCCCGCAAGCAAGGTAAATCAGCGTGGCTCTCTGCTGTGGCTCTTGAGCATTTGGCACTGGGTCCGTCAGGTGGCGAAATTTATTCTTGTGCCGCTGACCGTGACCAAGCCCGCATTGTTTTCAATAATGCCAAAGAGATGATTCGCTTGGAACCAGAGTTGCAGTTCTTGCAGGTTTATCGCGATGCAATTTACAATCCAAAGAACGGTGCAAGTTACCGCGTTCTCTCTGCTGAAGCATTTACCAAAGAAGGTTTATCACCAACCTTTGTTGCCTTTGACGAATTGCACGCACAACCCAACCGTGAACTCTTTGATGTAATGTCACTTGCGATGGGCGCACGAACAGAACCAATGTTGGTAGCAATTACCACCGCTGGTGTTAAGACAGATTCAAGCGGTAAAGATTCATTGTGCTATGACCTTTACAATTATGGCAAGCGCATCGCATCAGGTGAAGTAGATGATTCAACATTCTTCTTTGCTTGGTATGAAGGCGATGAAAACCTTGATTACAAAACAGAAGATGCGTGGAAATTAGCAAACCCTGGATACGGCGACATTTGCGCCGCTGATGATTTTGCCAGCGCGGTATTGAGAACACCCGAAGCAGAGTTCAAAACAAAAAGATTAAACATCTGGACTTCGACTCAGACCGCGTGGCTTCCTCACGGAACTTGGGAAGCGTTGGAAGATAAAGAGCGAACACCAGAACCAGGTGAAGAAGTTATCTTGGCATTTGATGGTGCATTCTCTAATGACTCCACTGCTTTGGTTGCGTGGTTACTTGGTGGCGACAAACCACATTTGATGGTTGTTGGATTATGGGAAAGGCCGCAAGATGCAGACAACACGTGGCACGTCCCAGTTGCAGAAGTCGAACAAACAATTATCAACACTGCACGCGATAATCGTTTCAGTGTGCGAGAGATTGTTTTCGACCCTGCCAGATGGCAGCGAACATTTATGGTTCTCGACGAAGAAGGATTGCCAGTAGTTTCATATCCCAACAGCGCAGAGCGTATGGTGCCAGCAACACAGAAGTTTTATGAAGCAGTTGTCAATGGTTCATTCACACACGATGGCGATGAAAGACTTGCACGCCACGTCAACAACTGCGTGACTAAGCAATCTTCACGTGGTGTGATGGTTTCCAAATCATCAAGTAAGCGCAAGATTGACGCCGCCGTTGCTTCCATTTTTGGCTATGACCGCGCTACCGCTGCGCCAGAACCTAAACAACCAGTTCCAAAATTCTTTTCACTTAATCTCTAAGGAGCCACAATGAAGAAAATAGATTGGGCAGTAGCCGCTGAAGTTCTTGGCGTGGCTCTATTTACAGTCGGGGTTGCAATGATTTCGCTTCCGCTTGCGTTGATGGCGGTTGGCGGATTTCTAGTCTGGGCAACGGAGAAATAATGACTGCAGGTATTTACAATTTTACAATGGACCAGGGTTCTGACTGGGACTTGAATGTTCTTTATCAAGATGCAAATGGCGCTGCAATAAATTTGACTGGCTACACAGCAGCAATGCAATTGCGTCAGAATTACAATTCAGATTCTGCTGAATTAACTCTTACTACCAGCAATGGTGGCATCGTTATCACAGGCGCTCTAGGCAAACTTGTTTTACACGCTACAGCAGCACAAACTGGCGCATTAGATGCAGGTTATTATGTTTATGATTTAGAAATTTCTTCAGGCGGGGTTGTTACGCGAATCATCCAAGGACAAATTACAGTTGCAGGTGAGGTAACACGTGTCTAATAAAGTTATCATCAATGAAGATACAAACACCGTTGTTGTCAGCGATGTAGGTGTTGCTGGCCCACAAGGTCCTACTGGTCCAACAGGACCTGCAGGTGCAACTGGTCCTGCTGGCGTAACAGGTGCAACTGGAGCAACAGGAATTCAAGGTGTTACTGGTGCAACTGGTCCTGCAGGTGCAACTGGCCCTGTAGGTGCAACAGGTGCAACTGGTGCAACAGGCGTTCAAGGTGTAACTGGTCCTGCTGGCTCAACAGGCGCAACTGGTCCTGTCGGTGCAACTGGAGCAACAGGTGCTACTGGCGCACAAGGTATTCAGGGCATTCAAGGTGTGCAAGGTGTTGAAGGTGCAACTGGTGCAACTGGTCCACAAGGAAATGTTGGTGCCACAGGTCCTGCTGGTGCAACAGGTCCAGTAGGAGCAACTGGTGCAACTGGCCCAAGCGGTGCAACTGGTCCAACTGGTGCTACTGGTCCACAAGGTGCTGGTATTTCAATTCTTGGTTCTTATGCAACACTTGCTGCTTTAGAAGCAGCGCATCCAACAGGAAATCCTGGTGATGCTTACATTGTTGGCCCAGATTTATATGTTTGGTCAACAACATCTTCTTCCTGGCTTAATGCTGGAGCGATTCAAGGACCGACTGGTGCGACAGGTCCAACAGGTCCTATTGGCGCAACTGGCGCTACAGGTCCAGTTGGTGCAACTGGTGCTGAAGGTCCAACAGGTGCGACAGGAGCAACTGGCCCAATTGGAGCAACAGGTGCAAGTGGTGCAACTGGTGCAACTGGTCCGACAGGTCCACAAGGAATTGTTGCTGGTCGTTATTACTATTTCAATTCTTCAATTACAGAACTCACTGGATTTAAGCAACTTGGTGAGGACCCAGTATCTGCTGCTGAAAGCACAACAACTGTAAATATTGCTGGCAATTCCACATCTTTGATTGCTTCATATATTTCTACCCCATTTGATTTCACTCTTATTCCAGGTGGAACTCAACGTTTCATTATGCAGATGTTGAAACCTGCAAGCAATGACAATCTCTCTGTGTTTGTACGTTTGAAACTTGCAAGCAATTCAGGAACTGTTTTATCAACTATCGGTGATTCAGATACAAGTTTGACTGGATGGAATGGTGCAGGAAGTCCAGTAATAACAGAGACAGATATTACTTTGCCAACAACATCAGTTTCAGTTGGTCAAAGAATGATTGTTGAAATCTATGGCGTCAATGGTGATGCAAGTGCGCATAACTATAGTTTTGTCACAGAAGGCACAACACACTATTCATTTGTTTTAACAACTCTTGAAGCACCACAAGGCCCACAAGGTCCGACAGGTGCAACTGGTGCCACAGGCCCCGTCGGTGCCACGGGCGCAACAGGTCCTACTGGACCTATTGGTGCCACTGGCCCAATCGGTGCAACAGGTGCCAATGGCGCAGATGGAGCAACAGGTGCCACAGGACCAACAGGCCCAATCGGTGCCACAGGCCCACAAGGTGTGCAAGGTGATGTTGGCGCAACAGGACCAGTAGGAGCAACAGGCCCAATCGGTGCCACAGGACCAGAAGGTGCTACTGGGCCAATCGGTGCCACAGGACCAATCGGTGCTACAGGACCTGCTGGTGCAACTGGGGCTACTGGACCACAAGGCGTTCAAGGAATTCAAGGTGATGTTGGTGCTACAGGACCAATCGGTGCTACAGGACCTGCTGGATTAGATGGAGCAACAGGTGCAACAGGACCAGTTGGAGCAACAGGACCAGTTGGAGCAACAGGACCCGTAGGTGCTACAGGACCTGAAGGTGCCACAGGACCAGCAGGAGCAACAGGCCCAGTCGGTGCGACAGGCCCAGTTGGTGCAACAGGTGCGGTTGGCCCGACAGGTGCAACAGGACCAGCAGGATTAGATGCAAATGCTTTACCAGGAATACTAATGTTAGGTGGAATGTAAATGGCTACATCATACAAAGTTTTGGGTCAATCAAACCCAAGCGCAACAACTGCAACAACTCTTTACACTTGCCCTAGTGCAACTGAAACAGTTATTTCAACAATCACAGTTTGCAACCAAGCAGCAACTGCCGCCACCTATCGTATTGCAGTTAGACCAGATGGTGCATCACTTGCTGCTCAACATTATGTTGCTTACGATGTTTCACTTCCTGGAAATGCCACCGATACATTAACACTTGGCATCACACTAAATGCCAGCGATGTTGTAACTGTTTATTCATCCACCGCAACAATGTCATTTAACGCTTACGGAAGCGAGATTGCATAATATGACCATTGGAAGAATACCCTCAGTAGAGGGCGGAATCCAACCGACTATTGTTGACGCAAAGGGTGACCTAATCGCAGCAACTGCTGCTGATACGGTCAACCGTCTAGCGGTTGGCAGCAATGACCAAGTTCTTGTGGCTGACTCTGCCGCATCAACAGGTCTGGCTTGGAAGTCCTACGGTAGCCAGTTAAGTTCCAGCAACCCTGTCTTGAATGGGGCCTTTGACATCTGGCAGCGTGGAACCACAATCACTTCTGTTGGCACGTTTGTTTATTCAGCAGATAGGTGGCAAGTCGTTACCGATGGTGTTGGCACTACCGCACAAGTGACAAGACAAACCACCAGCGATTCAACCAATTTACCTTTTATTCAATATTGTGCACGAATTGCTAGAACAACAACGGGAACCAATGACATATATTTTGCACAATCTTTTGAAACGATAAATGCAATTCCGTATGCTGGCAAAACCATTACCTTATCTTTCTATGCTAGAAAAGGTTCAGGTTATTCCGCTGCATCTAGTCAGTTAATCGTTAAAATAGACTCAGGTACAGGAACAGACCAAAATGTTTTGACTGGTTACACAGGTGGCGCATCTCCGATTAATTCATCCGCAACCTTGACAACAACTTGGCAGCGTTTTACTTTCACTGGAACTGTAAGTGCAACTGCCAACGAATTTGGCATTTATTTTAAGAACACCCCTGTTGGTTCAACTACGACCAATGATTATTATGAGGTGACTGGCATACAGATAGACGTTGGGTCTGTGGCTCAGCCGTTCCGTAGGGCAATGAACACAATCCAGGGAGAGTTAGCCGCTTGTCAACGTTACTACTGGCGTTCATCCTCAAACTCTGCTTATGCAGGTATGGGTCTTGGAATTGCACGATTAACTACAGCGATTAGTGTGCAAATTACACACCCAGT